TGCACTGAAATTTTAGGAATTTTGTAAAAAATCATGCCTGGTAAAGGTAATGCACGACAAGTCACAGTTCCATCGTTCGAAATGGTAGGAACAAAAAAGTGCTTCAAGAAGGTAGCTCCAAGAATACTCTCATGTCTCACCACTTTTGAGACGAAACCAGATTGCCAATGACATTCGTTAGCAGGGCGACTAGGATTAGAAATTCGAAAAATATCCGCCATGATTCCACCAGTTCCGTTGCCCAAAGTAGTATTATCACTGCCGGATGATTGCTCATCACCAGCATCCCCATAGAAAGTGATTCCATGCGAATTTCGACTCGTGTAGACAATGCGTCTGTTGCGAGTTTCCAACTCAAGAATGGGATCGGGGACGCCGATACTTTTCCAAAGACGTAGGAGCTGCTCACGAAACGGAGTGCGTTGCGAGTTCTCGAATGTACTCATGTCACGTTCTTCAACACCGCCGCAAAAATTCACGATGAGTGAATCATCGCCAGCGATGAAGATATAAATGACATTCGGATTCGAGAGGGCAATTCCCATATCAATTCCAAGATCGACAGAAGAATGTGAAGAGGCATAGATAACGGAAAATTGAGTGAGAACATTGTCATGATTGAAAAAGCTATGAACGTGATCGGAATTAAACAAGTTTTTGTAAACTCGCGTAATCGCTTTAGTCCAAGGCTTCATAGAAACAGAGATTTCACTCGGGGGGACCATGATACAGCGTGGCTTAACAGTGCCGATGATTCCTGCGCTTGTAAGAAAGTCGACGTCTTTGATCGCTATTGTCTCGTCGGGTTTCATGAAAACAAAATGTCCATCTTCGAGGCGATGTGCGCCGTCGCTAATATCTTGTTCCACATCCAATAATCTACGCATTTTATTGCGTGGCATATCAGAAGCAGCTTCAGATAAAGAAGGAATGTTTTCAATATGAGACCCGGCCAATACACGAATCAACACATCGGTGGAGAAAGTTAAAGCAGCAGTAGGATCATTTTCTTGTCTGGAGTAAGGGTCTTTGTGAATTCTACAGAACAAACCATACGCGAGGTTGCAGGGATAACGACCAGGACGAGGCATGGGACGTGACGGGCTCACTAGAGGGTAGTGACCATCAGGTACATCGCCGGTATTATATAGAACATCAAGTAAGTCGTTCGGGAGGATAGGGGAACCACGTCCCGCTTCGAAGGTCCACTTCTTGCCAGCACCAACTATAGTCAGTCGGCCTAACATGTAAGGGAGATCTCCAAATTGTTCACGGCGAACGCGAACAGCAGGAACGAAGAGTGGTTCATCCTCAAAAGAGTAGAAACCCAAAGGTAATGAAGGTTCAAGATTGCGGATACTGTCTTGCCAAGCGTGAACTTCGAGGCGATTCATAAGCGTGAAAGGTGTAGATTTCACTTTTTCCTTTGATACGATAAGCCAAACTTTTGAAACGAATTTGAAAAGTGCATAAAAAGTAACAAACCACAACATACAGCCCAAGAACAAACTCAATTTGAAGGTGTCGATACGCTCACACGCCTGGATATCATCGCGAAAGGTGAAGTCCAAACAACAACATCGAATCCAAATTCATCGATATATGTGAAGGTACGTTCATCAGGGCAATGACGTCCGTTGACGATAGCAGCGTTAGCGCCAGGAAATTTAAAGTAGTTCTCGAGATGAGTGAATGCGTAGAACAAATTAGGCACATAATCCGCATACATAGGTAGGACTAAGACCAAAGCAAAATGCAGGCCAACAGCAAACACACCACCGGGACTGAGAACAAATAACAACAGGAGGAAGAAAGAACCACCACCGAGCTCGTTACGTACTGCAACAAACACAGCCACGCTAAGGGTCAAGATAAAAGAATTCAATTGCTGGTATTTCGTGCATTCAACGAGAAAGCTTGCGAAAATTATCACAAGAGCATTCACATAAACGCTAGAAACGTGAGCATAGAATTCATTCATCCTGGAACCTTGGACCGCATCCGGTGTAGTATCACGAACCTCAGGGTAAGGATTCTGGACCAACCATTGTGCAAAGTTCTCGGGGGTGACTTGGTATACGTTGTGCCAAGGGAAATCACGAGAAAAAGGTAGAGAAATCAAACTGAATATGGCATAGATAGGGAAGAACACCATTTGCACCAAGGTAGTCACTCCTAGGAAACCAACGAAATTCGTGGGTGAAATTACGTTGTGGAGAGTACGTGATGCGATGTCATAATTGTCGAAACCAATTGCAGATTCGATTTTCTCTTCAACAATATTACTAACAGTCGCGGCATGGTCCATGACCGAAACCTTGACTTCTTGCGGCAAAGCTAGAAAGAACTCACCAACAGAAGTTGTGTTGGGAAAACAATCCAGCAAATAAACCACATAAGATGA